GCAAGCGCGAATCTGGTGCGAAAACTATATTTCACGAGATATTGTTGCAAAAAACAGAACGTATTATTTGCCAACAACAAACGGCGTTTTTGATTTGCCATTTGGCCCAGTTACAAGCGTTGCAACTGTAAATGTTAACGGAACAGATACAACCGCGTTTGAAATACTGGGATTAGACAATGAAACAATTGAACTTGATGGCGGTTCTGCGGAACACGTCAAGGTTACATATATAACGGAAGGATTAAACGATTCGTTAATCAAACAAGCGATGTTGCAATTAATATCAACGTATTATGATAACCGCGCGGATTTTGATTCAGGAAGTTCAAAAGAAATTTCAGAAATTCCAACAAATACAAAGGTAATTTTAACATCATATAAAACAATGTTTCTGTAATGCAAGCCGGAAAACTAAATTCAAAGATTACAATAAAACGTTTAGTTAAATCACCGGATCAGTTCGGAGGGTTTAGATCTACATTGTCAACTGTTGCATCTGTATGGTGCGATTTAAAGCAAATTAACGGCGAAATAAACGAAAAGTTTGGTAAACGTGATCACGAAATAGAAGTTGAGATTTTAATGCGTAAGAAAACGGCTAATTTGATTTTAATTGGTGATATATTTACTGTTGAAGGTGATTCGCAAAATTACAGAATAAACGAAAAATTTGAATTTGATTTGGACTATCAAACTAAATTAACCGCAACAAAATCTAATTAATGCAAACTAATTTTATCAAAATAAGTCAATCGGATTTGTCACAACTAAATAAAAAGTTGAACAATTTACGAGCGTTTGATAAAAAAACATTGTCAAATGAACTAGGGCGTTCTGCAATGGATATTGTTAGGATGGCTAAACAAAACGCGCCGGTTGATAAAGGAACGTTAAAACAGTCAATAAAATCTGAACGCAAAGGTAAAACGGTTGAAGTAATTGCCGGCGCTAATTATGCGCCTTATGTTGAATTTGGAACTGGTGGGATGGTTGATTTGGATGATATGCTACAATTAGGGATTCCGCCAAGTTATGCGGCCCAATTTAAAGGCAAAGGAATAAAAGAAGTTAATTTGCCGGCTCGACCATTTTTTTATAATGCGGCGCGTATAGGATTAAAAAATTTATTAGTTAGATTAAAAGGCGAACTAAACAACGCAATAAAATAAAATATATGTTAGAAGCAATTCATTATGTAAGGCGCGGAATCATTGGTAAATTAACCAATGCGGTGACAATTAACGGCGCCATTGTACCGGTTTTCAATAGGATTCCAACCAATTCAACATATCCCGCAATCCGTGTTTATAGTTTATCAAGCGATGAAGCTGATCAAAATCAGAGTTCATTTATTAGTGAAACAATTACACGAATCGAATGTGTAACAAGATTTTATTCAGATGATGGCGGTGAGTTAGATGTAAATTTAATGGTGTCAAAGTGCCTTGAATTAGTTCGAACGCGGTCAAATGATTATATTGATTTAAGCGCTGAAGGTTTTAAAATATATACAACAGTTAACGAGGGCGTGAAGTATTTACAAGATGATTTAAAAGATTATACATATTTTCGCGCAATAATAGAGATATCAAACAAAATTGAACAAACAAATGCAATAGGCGGTTTACAAAGTGAATTGCAAAATGAACTTCAATCCTAAAAATTAAGAAATGGCTAAAATTACCTACACAACAAAAATTGACAATCAAACATCAGCATTACCGGCGGTTAATAAAGTCGCGGCCGCTGATATGAATGAAATTAAAACATCTGTAAATTCATTATATGATTCAAAAGGTGGTTGGGTTGATTATGAAGATTCAGCAACAAGTGGAACGCCTATTAATTTAACGCAAAACGTTTGGACTGATTTAACAAATGACAAAGCCGGCGCAAATACAAATGTAACATATAAACCAACATATATCACCGGCGATTTATGGGATTCGGCATCAAATTCATTAAAGTTTTCAGAAATTGGAGTTGGCAAAGTTTTAATTATTAGAAACGATTTTGATATTACTGCCGGCGCTTCAAATACTCGATTAGATGCACGTTTATATTTTCCAGATACCGGAAAAACTGTTGAATTTATGCACGATAATATTGCAACAAACAATGAATTAGTAAGGTATTCAAGAACAACTCAAATTTTTATACAGAGTTCAGAGTTAACAAGCGGTTGCAAGATTCAAGTTAAAGTTGATAAATCTGGATGCACGGCAACAGTAGAAAATTTTCTAATCACTGTGTTAAGTCACTTTTAAAAAATATTATTATGAGTATGGAGGATTTCAAATTAGGTGTTTTTAATGGATTATCATTGATGATTAGCTTTACACACGTTGAAAACAGTTTAAAAATTATATTGTTGTTGGCATCAATTGTTTACACGTTTCAAAAGATTTACGAAGGATATAAAAAAAGAAATAAAAATGAGAAAAATAAATAAAATAATAGTTCATTGTACTGCTACACAAGAGGGCAAAGAAATTTCAGTTGAAACAATAAGAGGTTGGCACGTTAACGGTCGGGGATGGTCAGATATCGGTTATCATTATATTATTGGCTTAGATGGGCTTACAGAGGTTGGAAGGCCTATTGAAAGGCCTGGCGCTCACACGAAAGGAGAAAATAAATCTAGCATTGGGATCACATACGTCGGAGGCGTAGAATCTGAAAGAGGTAAAAATGGAAAATGGATTGCAAAAGACACTAGAACCAAAGAACAAAAAATTTCCCTTTTAAATTTACTTACAACATTAAAAAGTATTTACGGGGATGATGTAACCATTCACGGACATCGAGAATTTGCAGCGAAAAGTTGCCCTTGTTTTGATGCATATGAAGAATACAAACATTTATGAAAAAAATATTAGAATTTTTAAGCACTAATGTTATTAAAGAAATTGGCGATATAATTGACAATCTTTTTACTAATGATGAAGAACGCATTGAGGCAAAAAATAAAATTATACAAGTTTTAAAAGAAAAGGAACTTGAGTTGCAAAAAATGCAAACTGAAATCATTATTTCCGAGTCAAAGGGAAACTGGTTGCAACGTTCTTGGAGGCCGATTCTAATGCTTGCGTTTGGCTTTATAGTCATTTACGTTAAGTTTTTAGCGCCTTTATTTAATTTTAGAATCCCAGAGTTGGAAAATGAATTTTGGAACTTGTTACAGTTAGGGATTGGCGGCTATGTAGTGGGCCGAAGTGCTGAAAAGATTTCAAAGAATATCACAATCAAAAAATAAAATGGCAAAGAATCAAGTCAGAGATATTAAAGTTGACAAAGTAAAAAAGAAGCGCAAAGGCGTTCATTCTAAATGCAAAAATTCGCATTCAAAGAAATCAAAGAACTACAAAAAAAAATATAGAGGTCAAGGAAAAAATTAAAAAGAGAAACAATTTTAATTTTTGTATTTTTGTGAATATTATAAAATTTTAAAATTATTTTTATGGCTTCAAATTTATATCAAACAAGCGAATTTCAGAAATTATCCTTTGGTGATAAAGGGTTGCGAATCATAGCGGCTTCAGCTACATCGGTAGCGGGTGAAAACTTTTGCGCGATTCAAGCAATCGAATCATCAACAATTTCTTGTGATGTTGACACCATTGGCGGTGATACTTCAATTTCATCATTGGCATTAGCTGCCGGGGTTGTTATTTACGGGAATTTCGATGATGTTGCCGTTGCAAGTGGGAAAGTTGTTTGTTATTTAAGATAATAGCAAATGATTGGATTAGGTTTAAAAATTCAGGTCAATCAGGCCATTGGTGAAGTTAGCACATTATTAAGTGCGTTACAATCGCGCGCCGCATATTTTGAAAATGCAAGCGGAACAACTCAAATATTAGATGAGTTTGAAAGATGTTCAATTTAAAGGGAAAACAAAATGAGTAATTTATTACAAAAAGCATCAATAATCACAACGCCAACGGCTTATGATACCGGTAAAATATTAAGCGTTAAACCGGTGCAATATTACGGGCCTGAACTTGTAACTAATGGCGATTTTCAAAACAATGTAGATAGTTGGTCAAATGGTAATTCAGGCGTAAATACTTGGGTAAATGGACATTTAGTTTGCACTGGAACGGGAAGTGATTATGCTGCTGCAAAGCAAATAATACAGGCAGTTGCTAACAAAAAATATCTTATTACAGCGCAAATTGCAAGAGTGAGTGGCAGTTTTCAAGTAGGAATAGAGATTAATGATAATAACGGAAGTGGTTGGGAAATTATTGGTTCTAAAACAACTTCATCAGAATTTGTTACTGTTTCTGAAATAATAACTACAAACACAGGCACCACTCAATTAGATTTAAGAGCAACTATTTTTAATATTTCGGTAGATAATACTAATAGTTTAAAATTAGACAACGTAAGCGTTAAAGAAGTAATTAACGCCGATTTCGATTTCACAAGAAA